TATAGAGGACTGGTCGGATATACCCGTCACCATCTATATAGCCAGGGTCACCGCCTTTGGTGAGGAGGTGGAGGCCCTGAGGATTCGGGACAGGCAGCCCACGCCTGCAGCATTGAAACCTAAGCTACACCCAGGGCATGAGAAATGGGAGGCAGCAGTGGACTATCTCCGCAAGGATGGTAATAGTATAAACGGTATCCTTAACGGGTGGGACATGACCCAGGAGGACCAGGAGAAGATCAAGGAGGAGGCACTATGAAACGGACCATACACGACATCGAGCAGAACACAGACGAGTGGTTCCAGCTGAGGATGGGCAAAGTGACCGCCTCCAACTTCTCCACGGTGATGGCTAACTTCGGTAAGGCTTTTGGTAAGCCAGCCCTGGACTATGCCATGCGGATAGCTATCGAGTCTGTCACCCGGATAGCTATAGAGACCTACCATAATGACTGGATGGAGAGGGGTAAGGTCCTGGAGCAGGAGGCCAGGGAGCAGTACGAGGCAAAGATGTTCACAGAGGTACACCCCGGAGGGATGGCTACCTCAGGCAGGTACGGGGCCAGTGCGGATGGGCAGACGGAGGATAACGGTGTGGTGGAGATCAAATGTGTTAAGTACAGCACACACTTTCAGAGACTTGTGCATGGGGATATTGACCTGGCATATAAATGGCAGGTGCGGGGACAGATGTGGCTCTACGATGTGGACTACTGTGATTTCATAAGCTACTGTCCGGAGATGCCTTACGATAAAAGGCTGTACACATGCAGGGTGATGAGGGATAAGTCGCTGGAGGGCGATCTGCAAGCCCGCCTGGATGACCTCCTGCTCAAGGTGGATATGTACACGAAGATCCTGGAGAGCTAACGAGTAATTAACAGGCCCCTGGGAACAACCTGGGGGCTTTTGTTGATAACCTGATTTGTCTGTCAAAACAATTAGACATACATTTGTATCTCATTATGGAGGAAATAAAACTAGCAAATTGGTTGACTGTAAAAAACTACGCAACCAAAAACAAAACCACTACCCACGCTGTCTATAAGGCTATAGAGAGGGGGAAGCTGACCACAAGGAAGATAGGTTCGACTATCTTAGTATTTAATGATCAGTAAATTTTTTTACTTTATAATGTCAAAACAATTAGACAGTGGAATATAAGGAACAGATACAGGATAAACGGTGGAAAATCAGGAGGATTGAAATATTAAAGAGAGATCGGTTTACTTGTCAAATCTGTGGTTATATGGGTGATAGAGTTAATATCCATCATCTCAAATACTCTGGAAAGGCCTGGGACGCTCCGGATGAGGATCTTATAACTCTATGTTATGGTTGCCATAGAACCGTTCACCAGCCTGATTTAAATGATAAAAAATTAGATCGCTTACATATTGGATCAATAATTAAAAATAATTATGGCTAAAGACCCGGCAATTTTATTTTACTACCAGGATTTTATGTATGGTACAAGACGTTTTTCCAGAGAACAACGGGGCCTTTATATTGAGTTAATCTGTGAGCAAGCAGATAGTAAAACAGGCAGCATCCCAGTGGAGGATTTTAAAGAGATTACTAACTGTGATTGTGCCGCTCCAGTTATTAGAAAATTCGAGCAGGATAATAATGGTTTTTATAATAAGATTCTCAGGTATCGTATGGATAAACGTAGAAAATACACTGAGTCAAGACGTAAGAACCTTAAAGGTGGGAGAAAAAAGAACACATCTATGACACCCCATAAGGAAATCCATATGGAACCACATATGGAAAATGAAATTGAAAATGAAAATAGAAATGTAATTAAAAATAGAAATGAAAAAATAGTTTTCCCTTTCGAGTCTCCAGAATTTTTGAGATGGTGGGCTCTATGGAAAGAGTATAAACATAAAGAGTTTAAATTTAAATACGCCTCAGCCACCTCCGAGCAAGCTGCCCTGAAAAAACTATCACAGTTATCCAATGGGGAAGAGGCAACAGCATTAAAAATAATTGAGCAGTCAATGGCTGAGGGGTGGAAGGGACTGTTTAAGATTAAAGATTCGCAAGCTGGATCCATAGATATGGATAATTACAAAAAGGAATTAATTGAAAGGTCTACACGATGAAATTAGCAAAGTATTCACCTGCCAGATCAATAATTGAGTTACGTAAATATAACTCACCACTGGCCTGCCTCAGCTCCGGGACACTGGCCTTATCTCAGATTAGAAAGGAGGAGGGCGAGGATAAGGTGCTGACAGTTTTGGAGATGTGGATAGTGGATATAAATGATTTTTTTAATATTCAGAACAAGATGAAGCCGGGGCAGATAAAAGAGACCGCCCTTATGATTCTACAGGACTTCTACTACATGAACATTGCAGACCTTAACCTGGTATTCACTAACGCAAAGAAAGGGAAGCATGGTGCTTTATATGCCTCATTAGATGGATCAAAGATATACCAATGGTTCGATCAGCACGATAAGAATAGGGCCAATGCAGCATACAGGGAGAGATTAAAAGAGCATGATATTATAAAGTCGAGAGAATGAAATGGAATGATTTCAGTAGACTGAATCAAGTCTACATGAACAAAGGAGAGAAGCTGACAGCTATCCGGTTCATGCTGGCTGTCCCGGATGGGGTGGGTATCCATATAACAGCCCTCCCGGACTATGTCTTTACATATATCTACGAGGTGGGGGCCATGCTCGATCTACCCTGGCTCCGGTGGAGGGAGGATGACACCGGGCAGATGATCTACCGGATCCGTATCACCCAGTCCCCAAACGAGGTGGGTATCATGCTCAGGGAGTCTCCGCTGTTTCATAACCTGGGCATGGACTGGGAGCTGGACATGCTTCAGAAAGAACAGATCGGGCTGGATGCGTTCGAGAAGAGACTGCTGGGATTCGCACAGAAATATTCGTTTAAGATACGTAGCATATTTTAGATTATGAAAATACAAATACTATGAGCAATGTAACCGGAACAATTAAGCTATTCAAGGACCCGAACAGGGGATGGGTCCTGGTGCCCGTCAATCTGGATGTGATCAAGGAGGCGGCTATCAAGAAATTTATTAAGCATGATAACACTGTGAGCGTGGTCCTGGACATGGTCCTGAAGAGGCCGTATGTGGAGAAAACACTATCCCAGCTGGGCTACCTCCACGCAGCTGTCTGGCCTGTGTTCTATCAGTATTACAAGGACCAGGGGGAGCCCGTGGAGACCCAGGGACAGAAAGAGAAGGTCCGTGATGATGTGAAGGACGCTATAGGCTTCACGACCACCGAGACCTCACAGCTGACCAGCCGTAACTACTCGAAGGTGAGATCCTTCGCAGATGCCTCCAAGGAGGAGGCCACCGAGGCTATCGATCAGATCATCAGGCTGGCTGCTGACTTCGGCATGATCGTGCCCGGCCCAGAGGAGTACCTGGAACAACACGGAGCAAAAGACTTTATATGATGGAAGCACTACAAACAGGGCTGAGCCCCTGGCAATGGGTAGGGATAGGTCTGGCTGTTATAGCCCTTGTCCAGGCCGTTATCGTATTGATACTGTCCAGGAAGATTCGGAGCAAGCCGGGTACGTTTTGGAAAAAAATCAAAAGAGATGGACCGGACTGACCCAAGATATAAAAGGGCTGTGAGGATAGTAAGGAACGACCCCCGCTCCCGGTACTGTTTTGTCTCTGGCCGATTTATCCAGGAGGGCACGGGTGATCCTCATCATGTCCTCCCTGTCTCCCTGTTCCCTGAGCTGGCTTATGAGCCTATGAACATCGTTATTGTCGGAAGGGTGCCGCATGAGATCCTCACGGTGGGTGACCCGAAGCAGGTAGCTAAGCTACCAGGGATAAACAACCTACTGGCCAGGATGGCCTCGCTGAACATGAAATACTACCAAACCTATAAACAAAAACTTGAGCCATGGATGGGATCGCAAGGTGGATGGGACTGACAAAAGCTGTTTACTATACTGCCCGGATGGGATATTTCAAAAAGAAAGGCAGGGGTGTGCCA